CCGAGTAAAAAAAAGAAAACCAAAAAAAAATGAAAAACATAAAAACCAATAATCAAAAAACCGTCACCGAGGACACATTGTTCGTAAACCACACCAACGACCTCCACCTCATCATCACCCACAAAAATGGCTATGCGGTGAGTGGAGAAATCCGACTCGGAAGTGGGAGAAAACCAATCGCACTTTCCAATATTCAGGCCGTTCAATTCATGGATGAAATGATCGCCTTACATGACAGAATCAGGGTTTACGGCCAACCAATTATTGGCATCCTCGCCTAAAATCAGAAATCAGAAATCAGAAAATGAAAAAATACAAAACAACAGAAATCAAATTGATGACCGTGCGGGAAATGGAAACCCCCGCAGGGCTCTGTGATTCACCCTCTGCCATGATGGAATACTGGCAGACTGCGATCACTCCGGCGGCATGGCACTCACCGGATCGTGAGTGCGTGGTGGTGGTGATGCTCGACGCGAAGCTAAAGGCCTTCGCCCACGCGCTGGTCGCCGTGGGAACGGTCAACGAGTGCTCGATTCACCCACGGGATGTTTTCCGCCCAGCAATCCATTTGAATGCCGTGAGCGTTTGCATCATGCATAACCATCCATCAGGTGACCCCGCTCCAAGTGCCGCCGATTACCGCATCACACGGGCAATTAAGGAGGCGGGTGAGCTCCTCCGCATTCCGCTGACCGACCATGTGGTGATCGGAACCCCAAACGCCGGAAGTGCTCATGACATCTGCAAAACGGGCTACTTCTCATTCAGGGAGGCGGGTTGCGTATGAGAGGAGGGAAACGAAAAGGTAGTGGGAGAAAACTCGGCAGCGGTGGCGGCAACGTGAAAATTGGGAAACAGATTTACATGACCGCCGCCGAATGGAAAAAATTTGATGAACTGAAAGCAGGATCCGCTCGGGGCAAATTTATCGCCGCCGAAATGCTGAAGTAACAAAACCAGATTCATCCAATGAAGCGAGAGGCTAAAAACCTCTCGCTTTTTTTTGTGATTTTGACAAATTGAGTTTTACTGATGGGACTCAACAAGACATTTTTTGGATTACCAGTTGCCACGCTTCAGGAACTGCTTACCGATTTCACGGCCTGCCTCAAAGCAATCGCGGTTGCTGGATCGAGTTACAGCATAGCAGGGAGATCATTCACGCGAGCAAATTTGGCAGAAGTGGCTCAAACCATAAAGGAGCTCCAAGCAGCTATTGATTCATCGAGTGGGAACAGGGTGACCCGATTCACTCCAACCTTCCCAACACAAAGACCATGAAAAATGACCTCATTACAAAAGCCCTCGCATTCATTTCGCCAAGGGCCGCGCTGGACAGAGTGATTTCGCAGGAACGGCTGAAAAATTTTGGCCGATTTGACTCCGCGATGATTTCAGAAAAAAGGGGCATCTCGCGTGGAGTGAGTGGTGCCGAGGATACCAGCGGAACACGGGAGAGGTACAACCTCATTCGGGCTGCAAGAGATTTGGCAGACAATTTCCCGCCTGTCCGCTCTATCCTCTTAAAATTTACAACTTACGTTGCTGGACGGATTACCTATCAGGCGCGGACGGGAGATCGGGACCTTGACACAAGCATTGAGCGGTATTGGCGCAAGTGGTGCAGTGATTGCGATTTTCTGGGCAGGCATGATTTTGTTACCCTTTTACAGCTTGCAGTCGCATCAATTTTGAGGGATGGCGATTGCGGATTTATTATTGTGCGAGATAAGGGGCAGCTGAAATTACAGAGCGTGGAAGCTGACCGAATCGGCTCGCCTTATGACAGGACAGACACCGACCAATACATAGGGGGAATCAACATTGATGAGTTTGGCAGGCCGATTTCTTATGCCGTTTTTACAAGGACAATCAACAACCAATACATCAATCCGACAAACATTGAGGCGAATGAGTTTGTCCATATTTTTGACCCATCGCGATTGGATGAGTACAGAGGCAGAAGTGCATTCGCAACAGCATTAAATGCAACAAGAGATTTGCAGGAAGCAATAAAAGCGGAAGTGCAGGCGATAAAATTTGCAAGTTACCAAAGCGGAGTGATCACCACAGAATCAGGAGCCGCCGACGCGAGCGACTATTTTGCAAGAAGCACATCGCCTGAGAGTGGGCAAATCACTCGCCTGCAATCAGTTGACCCAGGTGCGGTGAACTACTTGAGCGCCGGTGAAAAAATGGAGATGTTTAGCTCAAACAGACCCACGGGGGCATTCGGTGAATTTATCAGACTGATACAGGCTCACGTATGCATGGCCGTTGGGTTGCCTTATGGATTCGCATTTGATGCAGACAAAAGTGGCCCAATGGCTCGGATGGAAGCCGCAATGGCAGAAAGAACATTTCAAAGATGGAGGGGATTGCTCGAGTCGCAATTTCTGAACAGAATTAAAAACATCGTGATTTTGGATGCGGTTGCAAGGGGCCTCATTCAGGATTCGGAATACGTGCTTGATGGTCGCTGGAGCTGGCCTGCAAAGGTAAGCATTGATTATGGCCGTGAGGCAAATGCGGACATCAATCTTTGGAAAGCTGGCCTAAAAACAGCGGGGCAAATTTATAGCGATGCAGGAGAAGATTACGAAGAAGCAATCAGGGCGAGGGCAAAGGAAAGTGCAATGATCGTTGCCCTCGCCCAAGAAATGGAAATACCCGCAGAGTACATTTCAGATTCCATCGTGCAAATTCAACCGACCGCGCCGATCGAGTCTGCATCAGATGCAGCGAACCAGACGGGTGCGCCAGTACAGGCTGAGATGACAATGCCATCGCAATTTGCCGATGAAAATAAACCTACCAAGGGAATGATTGAGGAAGCAAAAAAGGGCTTGGAATGGAGGCAGAAATTTAACAGAGGGGGAACTATCATTGGCGTGTCGCGAGCTCGGGACATCATAAATGAAAAAAACCTTTCAGATGATACCGTGAAGCGCATGAACTCATATTTTGCGAGACATGAAGTGGACAAAAAGGGGCAAGGATTCAATCAGGGGGAAAAGGGCTTCCCGTCTGCTGGCCGTATTGCTTGGGCATTGTGGGGCGGAGATGCCGGACAGACTTGGGCGGCAAATAAAGCCGAGAAAATGAGAACCAACTCCTAACATTTTTTGACATGTCCAACTTGGTATGGACATCATCAAAGGCGTTTCAATCATTTCAATCGGAGAGGCGAAGGGTCACAATATTTTCGTAGACCAGCAAACCTTGCTTGAGGTTAAGGCCTGTGCAGAGCAGTACAGCGGAGGCGTGAAAGTAAATCTGGACCATGGTGCCGGAATCGCCGACATCGTTGGATTCGTTAACAATTTCCGCATCGTCGGATCGCAGCTGCTTGGGGACTTAAATCTACTCGATTCATCACCTCTGCATGATTATGTGATGGAGATCGCAACAAAATTGCCGGACACGTTCGGCATCAGCATTTCCTTTAGTGGCGGACGGCGCGAGGTTGGTGGATTATTTTTTGCAAGTTGCGATGAGCTCTACAGCGCAGATTTAGTGCAGACGCCGGCAGCAAATGCGTCAGGTCTATTTTGCCAATTCAATTTCACGGCTAAGCCAGTTGACATTTCTCACATAGAAATGGCTGCTACATCACCAACAACCGAGATGCCCGAAACTGAGATGCCCGAAACCGAATCAGAAAAACCAGAGATTCAAGTCGCAATCATGGACCTGATTAAACGCATGGATGCGATGGAAGCGTCATTTTATGAATTGCAGCAAAAAATGGCAATGCCGGAAGATGCCCAGGCTCCAGAGGTAATGCCTGCCGAGATGTGCGATTGTGGCTCTAATTCTATTGCCTCAAAACTCGAGGCCAAACTTGATGCAATAATCCTCAACTTTGGAGCTGCTCCCGTCAAAGCATCGGTAGTCGCTGAAGAAAAAAAGGAAGTGGAACTCAGCATAAAAGATTTAATCAAACAGAAAGCAATCGAACTCGGAAGCCGCACAGAGGCCATCTTGTTCGCGATTCGCAATCACCCCGAGCAATACGTTTATGCAAGGGACAACAACCAACTCAATTTCTAAAAAAACCAATTTATGGCAACACAAAACGACCAAGGGATTCGCAGCTTTAGCTTCGCATCCGCAGTAACAGCCAACACGCTGATTAGCGTTAGTGGCGACAACGCGGCGCAAGCCGCATCAACAGGAGCATCCGCGATTGGCGTTCTACAAAACGACGTTGCCGCTTCTTCCATTGGCGCGGTGAAATTGTTTTTCCCAACCCAGTTTGGCATTGTAGGAACAAGTGCAATCGTAACGGCTGGCAATACGGTTTTCGCCGTCACCAGCGGCACAATCATTGGCACTTATGCTAATGCCTCAACCGTCACTCTTGGCGTTGCCATTAACTCTGGCGTTGCCGGAGATATTGTGGAATACGTCCCGAAATTTAACCAATAAAAAACACAACCCATGATCTCAACAGCTAACATTCGCGGAGATATTGCTCAGGCCGTCATCGAAGGCCTCAGCAACAAGAAAAACCTATTTGTCGGAACCGAACTCATGCCGATTTACTCATCTGATGTTCGCTCGGGCATCTACATGAAGCTCGGCCTCGGTGACTCTGAAGCCCTCAACGATGATGCCTTGAAAATCGCATCCGGTGCTGGATACCCACGGACAAGCCGCCGATTCACATCCGACACCTTTGATGCAGTCGAATACGGACTTGAGGAAGTGCTCCCAGACGCCATTCGCCGCGACACGGATCGTTTTTTCAACACTGAAACCAACATCGCAGAAATGCTTTTGCGTCAGATTCAGATTAGCCATGAAGCTCGCGTTGCATCAGTTGCATTCGCCGCCAATGGTCTCACCGCGATTTCTGCCTCAGTTCCATATACCGATGCAAACGTCCTAACTATGGACGTGCCAGCCGATGTCGCTTCTGCAAAATTGGAGCTCGCAAAATATGGAGTGATGCCAAATACATTGGTAATGTCACAAGTGCTTTTCGAGCGCATTCGCCGTTCGGCCAAAGTGCAAAACCAATTCTTTGGCGTTGTCACCACCGATCAAAGTCGCTTGCTCAGCGAGGCTGAAGTTGCCTCTGCTGTTGGCGTGGATCGCGTGCTCGTTGGACGTGCCGCAAAGAATACCGCCAAAAAGGGACAAGCCTATGCTGGTGGTTTCATTTGGGGAAACAGCTACTTGGCCCTTGCAAACACAAGTGGCGGTGATTTCTCCGGTGGTGGATTCGGCCGAACAATCATCTGGTCAGCAGATGCCTCCGCCCCATTCGTTGCCGAGACATATCGCGACGATGCTCGCCGTGCAGACGTTCTGCGTGTTCGCCAAAATTCCGCCGAAAAAGTGATCGACGGATCGAGCATCATCAGGATCACCACTGGCGCGTAAGCTCCCCAACCATACCACCAAAAAAGGTGGTAACCCAGAAAAGCCGCACTTGCAAAGGTGCGGCTTTTTTGCTATTTCATTTCGGACATCTTTTAAACATGAACAAAAAAATGAAAATCGTTGGGGCTGTCATCGCAGGGAATGAGGAGCAGCTGATAGAACGCTGCATTTTATCGCTGAAAAAAATATGCGATCAGATCGTTGTCGTTCGCGCAATAGGATCAGCAAACCCTGACCGGACGTTGGACATTGCAAGTGAGCTTGGGTGCGTAGTGGGAGAATACCAGAACCATCCATTGCTTCAGGATTGGCCGCATGTGGATGATTTTTCTGCTGCAAGAAATCAGGCATTCAAGATCGCATACGAGATCGCAGGAAAAGATGGGCTCGTTACATGGGCTGATTGCGATGACATAATCGAGGAGAACATGGTTGAGAAAACAATCGCGGCCTGCAATTCAATGCCCGCAGATTGTGATTGGATGCTAACCGAATACGTTGTGCCAGAGGCCCACAAGAGAGTGCCGAGGGAGAGATTTTTCAGATACAGAACAGGATGGTGGCACAAGCCAATACATGAGAATGTGCAGGCCGTGAACGATGTGAAAATCAACATCCGCAGGGATATTGAAATTTTACATCAACCTCAAAGCGGCAAGAATAGTGGAGCAAGAAACAGGGCGATTCTATTGAATCAGGACAAGCTCAGCTCCTATTGGAAATTTTACCTCCACTACGAAAATTTCATAAGAGGAAACAGAGCTGATTGCGTCAGGTATGGAACAGAGGCCTTGGCGATGAGCGACCTTGATGCCGTCTATCGCTATGAGACATTGGTGAATTGCGCTTCGCTTGCAGCAATGGAGGATGCGCTACGGCTTGCCGATGATGCAATCAGGACAACGCCGGACAGACGAGAGGCCTATGGACTAAGGGCAACATTGTTGCTCGATTGCGTGGATTTTAAAGAACCAACTCGAAACAATGAAGGAATCCTGATTGAGGCCGAGAAAACATTGAACCAAATGCTCGCAGTTTCAGTCCCCGCCTTCCCGCAATGGACGCATCGAAAAGAGTGGTACGGATGGAAGGCTGATGCCTTGCGAGACTGGATTTTGAGAATGAAAGGGGATGCGGAAAGTGCCGACAAAATAAAAAAGGATTTTTTTGCGAAAAGCAAATTGCCTTCCATTTCACTAATTCATGCAACCAGAGGGAGGCCAATAAAAGCAACGAAGTGCATGATGCTTTGGATCGAGAGAGCAAAACATCCGGAAATGATTGAACACATTTTTTGCATTGATGCCGATGACCCGCAAATTGATTTCTTCAACAGATTCAAAAAGGAAATACAAAACGAAAATGGATTTTCAGTCGGAGCTTGGAATTTAGGTGCAAAAAAAAGTAGCGGTGACATAATCGTGCAGCTTTCCGACGATTGGGAACCACCGTTGCATTGGGATGAGGAGATCGCCTCGCGATTAGATTTGGCCGAGGAGCAAGTGCTTCGAGTTTCTGATGGATACAGAAAAGATGATTTGATCTGCATGGCAATTTTAACACGCAAATACTATGAAAATTACGGTTTATTCAACCCGCTCTTCCGAAACGTCTACTCAGACACCGACTTCACTTATCGTGCCGCGAAAAGTGGGAAAATTATTGAGGCTCGCGATCTTGTTTTCTTACATCATCACCCGTTTTTTGAAAATGGTGAAATGGATGAAACCTACCAACGTGGCAACAGCCCTGACGAGTATCAACGGGCGAAAGCAATCTTCGACGAACTCCACCCGAAATGAGTGACACACCAGATACAGATCATCTCGAATTTCAATTAGGGCGTGCGGCAACGCACTCGCATCCGATTTTGTGGGAACACGGTCGCAAGATGGAACGCGAGCGCGACGAGGCGAGGGTTGAATTGGAAATGTGGCGAGATGGAAACATCATGCACCAAATCCATAAGGATGAGTTAGAAAAAACAGAACGCGAGCGCGACGAGGCGAGGGAGCAGGCGCATCGTTTCCGCTCATTGCATTACAGTCACCTCGGAATTAACAAGAGCGCAAGTTGGTTTCCTTGGGAGAGGCATGAATAAGGACGTGACATTGATCGTCTTTGAGGGCGTTGAATCGAGGTGGGATCAAACAGAGCGGCTTTTTTGCCATCTTAAAAACATGGGGGCTTTTGGTGATGCAATTTACATTCAGGATAAGTGCAATTACCAGCAGGCAATGCATTGGGAACTGGGCCGATTCGGTGCATATTTAAATACATCACACGCGCTCATTTGCACTTGGGATGGATTCATCGCAAACCCGCATCTTTGGAATGATGGATGGCTCAACTATGATTTCATTGGTGCCCCGTGGCCAAATTTTTGGAATGTATCGAACCGAGTCGGTAACACCGGATTTACACTACAGAGCAAAAGATTCTTGAGCATGGCAGAAACCGCGGAGCCCCTTTGGAGAGGGGAGGCTGGTGATGTTTTTTTGTGCCAAAAAATGGCAGAAGCGTTTAAAAAAAATAGGATCAATTATGCTCCAGTTCAAGTAGCGGCCGCATTCAGCTGGGAACACTACATTGAGGAAAACCTCGCAGGCCCTGACAGATCGTTTGGGTTTCATGGATGGGTCGCTGGGAAAACTCAAGAATACTATTACAGATTTTGAACATATTACTCGTTTACCATCTACGGCTTGGAGACATCGCGAGATGCCTTCCAATAGCAAAGCATTTTGCTGATCGGGGGCATCACGTCTATTTTGAATGCAACCAAGAATATCACGGGCTCTTTCAGATGGTGGATTACTGCCGACCATTGTTTCCAAACACCTTCCGCGAACATTTTGATAGAGTAATCGACCTACAAGTTTGGCCTGAAAAATTTGATGATTTCAAGAACGGCGACAAAACATGGGACGAGTTTGTTTTCGGACTTTTGCCGGAAGGAAAAGACATCGACAGGCAGATTTATCTTTCAACGCCGGCCATCGTGACGCCACCAGAAATTAAAGACATGGTGATCTGCTTCCCATGCGGTTTTTCTCAAGTGAAAAAACATGAGATCAGAAACGTGATAGCAGCCGCGCACATAGTCGCAAAGGGTCGCCCTGTCCTGCTGATAGGCAAGGAGGAGCACGGACTGAAGCAGCTTGATTCAATCGAGGAAATGTGCGCTTACATAAAAAATGCAGGAGACGTGGTTACGATAAATACAAGTGCGTCAATACTCGCGTCAGCATTCCGAGATAAATGGTGGCACTTATCCGATTTACCAAAGCTTGATTTTGTCCACCCGAAGCAAATCAGGATTGATACACCTAACATTTGACGTAAACCGCATATTGTGGGGCTACTCGATATTTTTACATCAGACCTGAATGCCGCTTTGAATGAATTGCCCATGGGCGTTTTATTTCGAGGGAGGGAATTTATTGCAAATCGGACGACATACAGGCGAGACAATTCGCTCGCAGATGGTGGATTCATGAACACGGCAAACATGAACATCACCGCGATTTATAGCGACATAACCCAAGGGATTTCGCTCGGAGATATTCTGACAATAGGTGGGAGACAATTTCGCGTTACGTCCGCCGAGTTGAGCCAAGATGCCGTTTCGGTGGATTTCAACCTTGAGGACATAAACAAGTGAGCATTTTTTTTAATAACGACGAGAACCGCGATGTGCCGGACTCGAACAACAATCCGATATTACGAACGGAGCAAATCCCTGGCCCAGCGGGGCCCGCAGGAGCGCAGGGACAGCAGGGGGACCAAGGGCCACAGGGAGGGCAAGGGCCGCAGGGAAACGCCGGAGTGGGCGTGCCTACAGGAGGGACAATCGGGCAAGTTTTAGCAAAAAAAACAAGTGCTGATTTCGATACCGAGTGGGCTTCAGCAGGATCCGCTATTGTATTGTGGGGAGGAATCACCGGAACGCTTTCAAACCAGACCGATTTGCAGGCTGAACTTGATGCGAAAGCATTTAAAATTACAGCGATAACAGCTGGAAATGGGCTTACAGGGGGTGGAGATTTTTCCGCTTCCCGAACAATCGCAATGCTGCCTGATGTTCCAGCAGATTCAGTAAACTTCAACCTCGCAGCGACGGAAGCCAATGGAATCGGGAAGATGTTCTGGAACTCAACAGAGGGAGCACCGCAAGTCGGACTTGCAGGCGGAAACGTGCAGCTTCAAATTGGCTCGATGGTTGTTGCCTATGTTCGCAATGCAGAGACAACGACCCTCGCAAAGGGGGAGGTGGTTTACCTTTTTGGCGCAAGTGGAAATCGTGCAAAAGTAAAGCGAGCATCAAATGGAGGGGACCCGACATCATCCAAAACGATGGGGATTGTGGCTGAGCCGATCGCAGCGAACCAAGTCGGTTTCATTGTGACGCAAGGCGTGATTGCTGGCCTATCGCTTGGATCGCCTTACACAGAAGGAGATCAACTCTACCTTGGAGCGGTAGCAGGAACATTCACCAGAGTGAAACCAGTTGCTCCAGCTCATACCGTTTTTCTTGGAGTGGTAGAGAGAGCGAATGCAGGGAATGGGCAGATATATGTAAAGCCGCAGAATGGCCTTGAATTAGAGGAGCTGCACGATGTTCTAATCACATCGCCAACAACAGGGCAAACGATCCTTTGGGATGGGGCGACATCATTGTGGGAAAACACAACAATCACCATCGGAACGGTAACTGGATTGAGTGCGGAGCTATCTGCAAAAGTAACAGCCGTTGCCGCAACATCGCCGATTTTGTCATCAGGTGGAATAACGCCAACAATTTCGATTCCGGTGGCGACCGCTGTAACGAGTGGCTATCTAACCTCAGCAGATTGGATCACCTTTAATTCAAAGCAGGAAGCAGGGAGCTATGTGACCTCCGTTACAAGTGGCACAACGGGAGCAACTCAACTATCGAACATGATGCAAATTACAGCTGCCGGATATAATGCAATCACCTCGCCCTCGGCAAACACGCTCTACATAATCGTGGGATGATTCTGACAAATTCCAGCGCAGCGAAAGTGCAGGGAGCCGCCGTGACGGCTATCATCAGCGCTTCCTCAACTTTTTTGCAATTCATGCAATACAGCGCGCTTACCGTTTCCGCAGCAATATCGGGAACAATCGGCCTTGTAAAAAATGGGATCGGGGAACTGACTCTTTCAGGAATTTGCAATTATACTGGGCCAACACAGATAAATCAGGGATCGCTTGCAATCATTAGTGCGTCAACCTTGAATGGCGTGATTAGTGGGGCTGGGTCGCTAACAAAAACTGGAATAACAGCTCTAACCCTTGGGGGCAACAACACTTATTCTGGAGGAACATTGTCTGCCCCATCAGGTGCAGCCGGAACCATTTCTGTTTCCTCCAACAATGGGCTCGGAACAGGATTATTCACGTCAGCAGGCCCTTCGCAAATCATTGCTGGAACAACAATAACGCTCCCAAACAATTTTCAAATAAACAGCGGAGCATCGTTGCAATTTCGAGTGAGCGGAGGAGCAGTAATTCTAACGATTTCAGGAAACATTACTGGAGCTGGAAGCTTAAATAAAACATCAACAGGCAACGTAAGACTTAATGGAGTGCTCTCTTATACGGGATCAACAAACATTATAGCCGGAACGTTACGGGCCATTAAAACAAGCGGGGCATCAACCGCAACGGCGACATTTCCAGTAACAGGCAACCCGCTTTCCGTTTCATTTGATGTTGCCCCAACCGCCGGAATGACGTTTCGTTTTTTTCAAGGATTAACAACCAATACCTATGCAACGGTGAATTTAATTGGTGCAACTGGACGGACGGGGACATACAATTCCGCAAACTCAACACTTACAATATCATGAGCGAAAATTACACATTGACACTTGAAAAGGCACTTACGGATGCCTTTGTCTTGGCGTTGCAGCAATCGTTACAGGGAGCATTGATCGTAACAGCGGTGGAAAATTTTGAATCAATCCAGCTGCCTGCTTGCTTCGTAAAATGCACAAGAAAAAAAGAATCAATCATCAACTCAGCGATCTATGAGTTTGATGTACAGATTTCGCTTGTCGTGCAGGCAGATGATTCTGATGCGATGACCATCGAGAATTTATGGGCGAGCGTGCTCAATGTGGCATTCGATATTGAAAACCTAAAAACAAATTTAAATGCGATTACTCCGCTCTACGCATTTATTTTTGGAATCCTCCGCGATGCCCCAGTAACACTACAGACAAGCGAACGGCATTTCATTCGGCAAGTGTCATTGACTACTCATTGTGGGCTATTGGCGAGTTGACAATTCCGCCTTGATATGGCCGCAACCGTTATCACCTCATCTGTCGCCTCTGGCGTATCATTCGGACTTTTACAAGAGACCGGACTCCTTTTAAGCTCATTCAGCCGTTCCGTACAAGCGGACAAGGCGACCGTCATGGATGCCCTCGGCGATACCGTCGCCGTCGCATATTACAATAAAACCGCAACGATAAGCTTGAACGGCGTTATCAATGGCGGCGTGAACTATCAGCTCGCAAATGTGCTCACGCTTGCAAATGACACGACCACGTCCGGCGTTTCAGGTGGTGCAATCATTGTTGATTCCATTTCGGAAGAGACCGGCGCGGGAACCTTCAAAACCATTACCGTCAGCGCCACGCAGTACCCAGAAATCGTTTAATTTCTAAAAGCGATGCCACCCGCTTCGTAGGTGGCGCCCACAGATATGAAACTTTTTCAGACAATAAATTTAAAGGCCGCAGTTTGCCTCGCAACCCTCGGCTTTAAACCTAACAACCCACCAATCACTCGAATGGTGAGGGCCGATGGCAAGGAATCCACCGTATTTTGGTTTGAGGGAACAAACGACAAAGGGGAAGACGCCGGATTCGTTTATCGGAACATGACCAAAGAGGGCGATAACTTGGAAAGAAAAGACCCAGAAAATCCGATTTGCTACATTCGGGCAGCCCTTGCAAATAGGGACATTCTTGTAGACCTAATCAGGGAGACGCCGCGAATAATTGAAATCGTGCGCAACGGGAAGCGCATTGCAATTAGCGAGAATGCGTCAGAGGAAACCAGACGCGAGATGACTCGATTTTTGAAATAACAAAATGCAACCCGATTCATACAATTCCGCATGTAAGGAAAAGAAGCTCACAACAAGTGAGAAGATCGCCCAACAAAAGGCCGCAAGGGCCCAGAAAAAAATTGATGCGAAAACCAAAAAAGCATCAAAGGGAAGTGGGGGAAGGATGGGAACAAAGGGAGAAGAAAAAAAGACCAAGGGGGCATCAGGGAAGGAGGCTGCGCCAGAGAAAAAAAAGCTTACAGCGAGTGAACGTGTCGCGCAGCAAAAGCAAGATAGAGAGAAGAAAAAAGCAAAAGGCAAATGCGGACCAAATGGGCAAAAAGGGAAGACAGCAAAAAAATAAAAAAACTTTATGAAAAAAAATAAAAACGAAGGAACTGAACTCAAGCGCGACGATGAAGAAATCAGGATGCAAGCGATGGGTGATGGCAAGAAAAAATTACACCGCTGGAACTTCAGACCAATTACCGCGCTGACAATTTCATGGATTCAACGAAATGAGGTTTTTAGCGACAAGCATGATTTGATTTGGAAATCCGCAGCATACGCATTTTTGCATTGCCAGCCATTTGCTGAAATCCGCCGCGTTGTTAATGACCCTGATGCTTTCAGGGATGCTGTTGACTGCTGGATTGAGAAGAACATCATGCACCACAATGAGATCGAGGCTATCGCGGCAGAAATGAATTCTGCTTTTGACCTTTATTCCTCATCCGTTTTTACATCATCTGATGCGGAAGGCGAATCCTCGGGAAACTAAACAGCCCCAACTGGCTCGCTGCTTACGTCTATAAGCTCGCGACACTGACCAGCTGGGGCTTTCAAGAGATTACAGAGGAAGTCCCGTTTGCCGTAGGATTGCAGCTAATTCATGCAGACCTACATGCACATGGAGCAAAACGCGCTTGGGCAAGAGATGAGCAGCCAGCAGACATTGATGCGCTAACATATATCGACAGCGTGCTTAACAAGTTTTCATTAAGTGATGAACCCCCGATTGAGTAGGCCCCGCCGAGGGTTGACTCTTTCCGCATTAGTAAAGACCGATGCCAATTTTAAGCTTCAACAATGCACCTTTCAAAGACTTGATGCAAAAATATGCAACGATCAGGGAGAAGACAATACCTGAAAGCATACAGTTGCACGCGAGATTGCTTTGCGTTGAGTTGGCAATGAGGACACAGCCGTTTGGAAAAAACGAGAGCGATGTGAAATCAGGCGAGGGAGCAATTCGCAGGGATTTATTGGGAAGGGCAATGCAAAGAGCAGGGCTTTTTGGAGCTATCGGAAGTGTTACTCCTTACAGCACCGGTAATGTGCGCCTATACGTTTTTGGCGGACATGCCTATGGGTTGGACAAAACGCATTACCGACCAGATGCAGGAGAGGGAGACATGAGGACATTCCACAAAGCAAATTTCAAAGATGGAAAAGTCACCTCCGCAGGATCGAGAACACTTGACGTAGGCAGATGGAAATTTGTCGAGAAAATGTATGTGAACAAAAAGACCCTCGGGTCTTATGTGAACTATGTGAAGGATCACGTTGGCATTGCAAAAAGTGGATGGTCGGGTTGCTGCGAATTATTGCCGAAGGTGGTTGCAGGAAGCATGACGCGAGGCATTCCATCATGGGTAACAAGACACGTCAGAGGAAGCTCAGAGGTGATTGACAGAACGAGCGATCAGGACAACCCAAGCATTGTTGTAAAAAACCTTGTCCCGTGGGCAAGTAGTGTTTGCCCGTATCCGCAGATTATCGTTGCTTTGACTGATGTTAAAATGAAAGCAATTAAACAACTCAATTACGTCTTGAAATCACAAGGCAAAGAAATACCGAAATTAACCGAAAGCTAAAAATATGGCAGAAGTCACCGTAGAGTTTGGGGCCACCGATACAGGGCTCGAAAAAACACTTGAGAATGTAAGGGCCGCAATGGCCGACTTAGAGACAAAGCAAAAAACCACAGCTATGTCTGCTGAGGATTTCATGCGTTCGATGGCAGAAATGAAGAAGCTGCAAGGGACTGAGCAGCAGTTGCTCAAGATGATGGGGGCTACCGATCAGCTCGGGAAATCGCAAAAGGAAACCGCAAGCGGAACTGAAAAATTCGTCGATGCAATACAGGCTGTAGAAAAACCAACACAAACCGCAGCGCAGAGATTGACCTCGCTTCAGGGGGAAATTTCAGAACTGAAGGAAAAGACAAAATCAGCATCGCTCACCGAGGAGGAATTTGCTGACACATTAAAAAAAATCAGCCAACTCGAGGCGACCGAGAAGCGGTTAAAATCAATCGCTGGAGGAACTGAAGAGCTTGGAAAGATTAGCTTCGCCACCGATGAGAAGGTGGAGGAAGTGGACAAGAGCCTGATTGAGGTTGGAAATACAGCAGCCAAGACAGACCCGAAAATTAAAAAGCTCGGGGAGGGGATGAAATCATCAGGAACAGACGCAGAAACCTCCGGAGCTAAATTTAAGGTGGGCTTTGCCGATATTGCAATCGGCGCGACCGTTGCGGGAGCAGCGGTAAAAGCGGGCATGCTTTTGATGGATGGGGCGTTTGCAGCCGTCAAAGGGACATTTGAGGCGTTCGGTAAGGCTCTCGACATGGGAAGCCGTATGCAAGACCTTTCAGACCGAACAGGAATCATGGCCGACAAGGCGATTGTGCTGGAGAGAGCATTTACAAATGCAGGCATCGAGGCGTCGGACTTCGGCGTGATTATTAACAAGATGCAGGACGGATTGATTTCTGCAAAGGAAGGATCAGGAAAAGCTGCTGATGCTTTAAGCATGCTTGGCATAAGCTTTTCAGATATTGAAAAACTCAGCCCTGACCAGCAATTTAAAATCATTGGAAAAGCGATTGCGGGGATACAGGATCCGGCACAAAAAACATCGCTTTCGATGGATTTATTTGGCCGATCAGGCGGCAAGATGAATCAGATTTTTGCCGACATGGACAAAAACATCGACGATGCCCAAAAGCAGCTTGGGAGCTTGCCGGAAGCGATGAAGAGGGTCGGAGGTGCATTTGATCGAATCGGGGAGAACATGCAAAATTCCAAGGCAAAGATTGTGGAATTTGCAGCGGGAATCCTGGACAGAATATCGCCTGCATTGGATGCTGTTTTTATTGCGCTGTCGCGAATTGATGCAACAAAATTAGGGCAAGACCTTGCAAAGGCATTTCTCGGGGCTGGGGACAACATGAAGAACTTCCAGCTTGCCATTGATGCAATCAACGGTGGGGACATGGTGACGGCTCTGAAAATCATGTTTAAGGCCATCGAGATTCAAGTGATGGAAACAGGCAACATCATTTACAAAACATTGATTGCCTCATTTCAAACCGCTGGGGATTTTATTGAAAAGATTTTTTCAAGTGACGGGGCAGTGATGAAATCAATGCTCAGCCAAGCAAAACTTTTTGGCTATCAAATTATCGAGGAAGTCACGATGGCATTGGCTAAAGCCTTTAATGGAAATGCGCTAACAAAGGGCCTATCGGATAGCATGGCCGATGCGTCTTACGAGGCAAAAGCAATGGGGACGATGATGGAAATTGAACTCGTCGGGGCGGGTCGCAAAATCAAAGAGCAATTCACGGAAGCCGGAGCAGCATTACCAAAATCATTTCAGACAAATTTTAAAAACGTCCAACCGCTTTTCACCAGCATTGCAGACAAGCAAAAGGAAATCCTCGAACTATCAACAAAAAATGCCCTCGCGGTAAATTCATCGCAGAAAGGATTAGAGGGAGTCGCGCAGCATCAGCAGAACATTCGGGATTTAATCGAACAACAGAAAAAATCATCCGAGCCGATACCTGGAATACAGGAAAAAATTAAGGGCGAGGTGCAAAAAATTGAAGCTCTGCAAAAGGGAGTTACGGTCGCAACGCAGCAAACCGAAACAGCAGAAAATGGAGTAAATAATGCAGCTAAATCGACAAATAGCACGTTAGCGGATCAGTCCGCAAAGCGGGATCAGCTATACCGTCAAGCAGCGGCACAAGCCACAAAGGAGTGGGAAGCCTCTAAACAAAAGGCTCAAAGTGTAGCTGACGAAATCGTAAGCACGCTGGAGCTCAGCAGAGCGAGAGCAGCGGGGAATGTGCCTTTTGAAAAGAGTTTGGCATACCTAAAGGAATTTAACAAGCTACAGGAGGAATACAGCAAGTACATGCCCGAGGAAAAGGCGAAGCAGCTTGCAGCGGAGATGGCAAAGGTCAAAGCACCATTGCAGACGATTGGTGATGAGTTGAAACGAATTGAGCAAATGAAAATCGACAAGCCGTTGCTTTCCGCAACTGAGGCCAGCAAAAAATTGAAAGAAGATTTGAAGAGCTTAGCGGTTGAGCTTGGAGGTGATTTTAGTGGATGGAGCGTGCAAGATTTGAGCAGGGCCATGGGGATTGATACGATGGGGAAGACATCTCAAGAAGCGATCGCGGCGGTGCAAAAAAACATCGACAATTTAAAAGCCTTACCAGTTATGTTCACCGCAAACGGGGATGGAATCATCCGCGAATACGACAAGGCGGGGAAAGATATTACAGATAAGCCATTGACCATTCAGGGGAGCCTGAGTGACCTTCGGAAAAAATGGGATGAAATCGAAAAGGATATTACGAGAGAGCAAAAGCTGAAAGGGGATTTAACTCAGCTCAAGGATGCCGTTACCAAATTTTTTGCTGACCCAAAAAATTTGAACCTTAAAATTGAGGACGCGCAGAAGAAAATCGCAGAACTTGCAAACATTCCTGTTGCCGTAAAGCCCCAGATAGACAAACCCGCATGGGATCAGCAGACAGCACAAATAAAGGCTGATGTAACCGTGAATGCAAGGGGCGGAGATGGTGGCGATGCTTCCTCAACTGGTGGAGAGGGAGGCGAAGGCGGCGAGGGCGGCGAGGGCGGAAGCACCGCAGATGGAACAGGAAAAAATGGAGCGGATGATGCCGCCGGAACGTGGGAATCAAACCTTCAAAAGATCGCCGAAAACACAACACAGCTATTGCAAAAATTGCCTTCACCTGTGCTAATTTAAATTATGAGTTACGAATACCATGGAACGGATGACCCAGTTTTACAGGCTGGGCAAAAAATAACAAACTGGGCGAGTGGACTGATGCAAGTGCAGCAAAACTACATGGTGAGATCGAATGATCTTGCCGCGCTTGAAGGCTTCCGAGCGGGAGATTTATTGGATGCGGAGAGCCCCGCATTAGATGGGCTATTCATTTTTCCAGAACCGAGCTATGCGGACTTAGGAAATGGATTCGCTCAGATTGATGTTTCAGCTTATGGACGTAGAAAATTAGAACCTGAGGTGAGGTATGAATCCGAAACGAAATCGCTTTTAAATACAACGACAGCAACGGCAACCGTTTCCTGCATTGTTTCAACTCCGGTGCTGGTGCTCGTAGTTAAAACAGGCGACCCTGTTTTATTAACGCCAAGCACATATGCCTCACTTATTGACGTGACTCGCGCAGACGGATCGCCATTAGCTCCGCTCGTATTGGCTCCAAAGCTTACATTGGCTTCAATCGCGACGCAATCGTTTGGATTTTTTTCAGAAGCTACCGTACGATTTCTTAACACAAGCACCGTATCATGACCTTACCCGTCGATTTCACAGGAGTTTCAAAAGGTGGGGGATCAGGTGGATCAGGCTACCCATATCAAATTAGTGCAAGAGATTTGATGGCAAACTTTGCTGCGGCGGCATTGGATGTTCAAGGCGGGGAGATTACACAAGCAGGAGGAAGTGCCGGAGGGCAAGCAATTAGGCTGCTTATATTGCCTGCCGTTGCAAAAAGTGGATCGTACTCAGACCTTATTGAAAAACCAGATTCTAACAATCTGCAAGGATTCGCTGCTGTTGCATTTAGCGGAGTTTATGCTGATCTTGGGGGAATACCGAATTCAGGAGACCCGCAGGGATTTTCTACCGTTGCATTTTCTGGCTCTTACAATGATTTATTGAATAAACCATCTTTGGCAAATGTGGCATATTCTGGCTCATACAATGATTTAACAAATAAGCCCTATGCGGTGCCTAATCCTCCAAGTGGCGGCACTTATGTGCTATCCAACGGCGGCTGGATAGGCACTACGCCTTGCCCACCACCTCCAGCATAAAATGGCCATCTACACCTTAAACGGATCAGTATTGCTTGTGGATGGGGGAATCAGAAATTGCTGCTGCGATCAACCGACTGATTGCAACTATAATACGGTAGACGTTCCTGCAAACCGAGGGTTTAGAACAGGAACAGGCGTTTTTATTACAAATGCTTTGCCTTATTTATCTGTTAGCTCATGGGGAGAAATTACCTTAATTCCAGAGAAGCCGCCCGACCCCGCTGTTATATTTAACGCGCCAGCACAGCTGCAAATTTACGTCGGAGCCACAATGGTTGCTTATGGGGAAACTTTTTCTGACAGGCTGATGACTGAACGTGGGCAGGTATTTTTTCGGATACAAGACACCGGACGTTTTGATAACAGCGGATCGTACAGCTGCTTCGCCTCCGCTTGCCCTTTCGCGTATTAAAATAGACGTTGCAATGAATGCTGCTGAAAAAATGGAGCATTGGGATTTTTTAAATAAGCAGCAAAAATTGCGTCAAGAAAAATACAAAGCGAAAAGCCCAGCAAAGGATTTATCAAAGATTGAGGAGTGGGGGCCCGTGCTATGGGAGAGCTTTCACAATAAAACAAGGGAGCCTATTGAGAATACAGGGGCTCACCGCAAATGGTTTTTAGATTTTGCAATGTGGATTCCATGTGCAACATGCCGTCTGCACTACATCCAGCTCCTGCACAAAATTCCGTTCAATTTCAATAGCCAAGACAGCCTTTGCAGATGGGGAGTTGAGTTGCACAACGCAGTAAATATCAACCTCGGCAAGCCAATTTTTCCCTTTGACAAAAATGCATAATAAATGGCCCGCAATATTTACATCGACACAACCTCGCGGAGGCTCGCCGCAAGTGCGACAAGCCTTTCTCCGGCTCTTCGCCAATCTTTTACTCAGGGAGACACGGAGCAAGTAAATTTATTTTTCCTACAATCGACTGGGGCAACCGTAACCCCTTTTACTTACATCAATACCTCCGGACAGAGTGTTCGCATGAGCGTTGGGTTTCGGGCATTCAATGTGCCAGAAATTGATGGGAGTTACTCGCTCGGATTTTCCGCCGTAACAGGAGGACAGATCACTTGGGGATCGAATGCAACAACCGTTGCCAGCTCATTGAATGCAATCACTTCAATCGTTTCGGCTGGTGGAGTGATGGTCACAGGAGATGGCAAGGATGGATTCATCGTGCGATTCAACTCTAACGGGGTGCAAAGCGGTTTAACATCCGACACAAGCCGACTTGTCCCTTCCGTAGTTTGCTCAACAGGAATCAGGCTTGCAGGATCCGCAACAAGCCCGAGCGTTCAAACATTGACATTCAACCAAGTTGCCGCCGTCGATCAATCATCATGGGGAGCAGTTACAGGGACAACGCCATACAGATTTGCATCACTCGCCTTCAGCAGCAATGACATGGCAATCTTATTGCAAAACAATTCGCATATCGTTGCCGATTTGGAAATACAGCTTACAAATGGATCAGATATTGCAACCTACATTGTGACTCAATGCGTGGTAAACAAACAACTTATTCCCTGATGGACTCACACGCGCACGCTCTCATTGGAGGATTTGCAAGTGGGACAGCTGTGCTGATTTCATTTTCGGAGCTTGAAGCATGGCTCAGGCTCGCCTCGCTTTTTATCGGAATTGCAATCGGACTTGTTTCACTTTTCAACATGATTAGAAAACCAAAAAAATGAAGGAAATTTACGCGAGACTAAAACAGCCGTCGACTTATCGTGGATTGGCAATACTGATGGGCGTTGTAGGGGTAACCCTTGAGCCCTCAAAGTGGGATGCGATTGGAGCAGCGGTCGCAGCATTGGTCGGATTGGTGGAGGTTTTCAGAAACGAAAAATGAACGCAAGAACGCTTGCTCTTTGGATGGTGATTTTCGCTTTCGCCTGCTTGGGCATGGCATTTTTGACTTCCTGCGCCGGCGGAGCATTCTCAACTCCGCAGCTCTGTGTTAAAACAGACTACGGAACATTCTGCTATCAGCCGGAATTTGCCAGAACCTTAAAGGACAAATGATTTTCGATGAGCGGACAGAGCGGAATATCAAAACGCTGCATCCGATAGCTCAAAAGAAGGCTCGCGAATTTATGCAGCTAATCGTGCCGATGATGGGCAAATCGGGGATTACAGCAAGAATCATTTCAGGACTCCGAACATTTGCCGAACAGGACATCTTGTATGCAAAGGGCAGAAGTACTCCAGGACCAAGGGTAACCTCGGCCAAGGGGGGATTTAGCAATCATAACTACGGAACAGCTTGGGACGTAGGGCTTTTCAATGGCAAGCAGTACTTGGACGAGTCACCATTTTACAAAGAATGCGGAGCAGCGGGAAAATCTTTGGGCATCGAGTGGGGAGGGGATTGGCAATCATTCAAAGATGAGCCGCATTTTCAGGTGCCGACCGGACTTTCCCTTGCTCAAATGAGACAGAGAGTGAAAGAGGGAAAAGACATTTTCGCATAATTTTCTGCATTGACGTTCTGAACGAAGTCAAGACAGCACGACAAAAAGACAAAAACTTTTTTTTCACAAAAAGCTTTTGTTTTTTTTTGCGTTTGGAATCTTGTCGACATCGGTGAGGGGAATCCTCGCCGAAACCAAAACCTAAAAAATAGAAAAACCAGATATGAAAATCAAAAACCAAAAAATCCAAAACGCTTGGGAAAAAGGAATCGCCGCAAAATGTGGAAGCATCAGAACAGATGGGACTGATGTTTGGCTCCATGACAACAAAATCATTCAAACCCATGGGGAGGTGATTTTCGCCTGCCTCGCAGGGTGGAATACCCCAACGACCCGCACGGCATTGAATGACATATTGAGCAACTGCTGGGGATTAAGTGGAAATGCTCCGAGATTCACCCAAAAAGATTTTACTCCCTTTTACAATGGGGAGCAAATTTCTTCCACCGAATGGGTGAAAATCAACTGATCAACTAAGGAAAAAAAATGACAACATCTAAAACAGAAATGGCAATCGCTCGGTACGGCCTCAACACTTGTTACGAGGCATACAAAATGAATGAGGAGGGAGAGGGGGCCTCAACAATCGGCATTTACCTCGGGCTGACAACCCGACAAGCTGATGCCGCAATCAACGCCGGAAGGGAACTGACCTTTTTATTTCATGGAAGCATTGAACTGGTGGAGGAAACAAAATGAGCCACTGGCAATTTCTCGCAATTTATCTGGCCGGATGCATCCTCGCTTTTATGGCTGGGCATACAATCGGCTTCTTACGGGCCAGCAATCGAGCCGAGGATGAGCGCAGATGGTGGATGAATCGCCAGAACAGAAGGGAGGGCAACGGGCAATGAATGAGCAGCACCAACGCGAACAAAACGAGCTCATGTTCATCCGGAACATCCTTTGTGGAATGATTGAGCAGGCGGTTTCCGATTGTAAAAACGAAAGCCTTTACAAATGTGCAAAAGTAAACGAGGACATTTTGAGGGACAGGGAGTCTGCGGTGCGTTTTTTGCGCTCGAGGCAATTCGATGCAATTTGCGATGTGTTGTCACTCCCTGCCGACAAAATTAAAACCAATGCATTTACCCAGCAACATCCTCGCAATAGACCCGGGAACGACGGCCAGCGCGTACGTTCATTACGACCCAAAAAGGAAAGCAATTCTGGAATCAGGATACTTGCCGAACATTGAAATGAGGGAGCACTTGAAGCAATCCAACTATGAGGCCGTGGCGGTGGAGAGGATCGCCAGTTACGGCATGGCAGTCGGAAGGGAAACCCTCGAGACGTGCGAGTGGGTGGGGAGATTTCAGGAGTGCAGCAAGACGGATACATACTTGTGCTATCGCAAGGACATCAAAATTTTTCTCTGCAATTCCATGAGGGCAAAGGACGCCAACATCAGACAGGCGCTCATTGATCTCATCGGGGAACAGGGAACAAAAAAAAATCGTGGGCCAACCTACGGAATGAAATCCCACAATTGGGCGGCTCTGGCAGTAGCCGTATACGCTGCCGATTACATAACAAAAAACAGAAACCAATAAAATATGAAACGAACATCAGGAATCCTAACAAGACCGCAGAGAGTGGTGCTATATGGGGTGGAGTCGGTGGGAAAATCCACCTTCGCCAGTAAATTCCCAACGCCACTATTTATCGACATCGAGCAGGGCTCGCAAAAAATAAATGTGGAACGATGGGAACTTGAGGAGACAGAGCCCACCTTAAGGTGGCGCGAGGTTGTCACCGCAATCGGGGAGGCCAAAACCACTCCGCACAAAACAATCGTTATTGATTCCATCGACGCGCTTGAGCGCATCGTGGGGGAATCGCTTTGTGCCGAGAACAAGAAAAAATCGCTGGAGGATTTCGGATACGGCAAAGGCTACGTCATGGTCGCAGAGAGAATCTGCCGACTTCTGACCACGTTGGATGAATTGATTACCGCTGGAAAAAATGTGGTGCTCATCGCTCATTCGCGGATTGTGAAATTTGAAGCACCGGATGCGCTCGCCGCTTATGACCGTTATGAATTGAAGCTGCTCAAACAATGTTCGCCGATCGTGAAAGAGTGGGCGGATGAGCTTTGGTTTCTTCGATTTAAAACCCGAGTGGCAACAAGCGAATCCGGCAAAGGCAAAGGCATTGGAGGCTCCGAACGTATCATCGTTACCACTCATGCCGCATCACATGATGCAAAGACCCGCAGCGGGCTCCCAGAGGAATTGCCGCTGGATTGGGAAAGCGTGAGGCAGATTTTTGAAATGGGAAACCCCATACAGATCGAGGCTCCAAAGCAAAGCGGAGATTTTTTTGCCGAGAACGCTGAACTAATCAATGCCTTTTTGATTAGCCGCGCAGTCATTCAAGATGGCCAAACCTATCAGGATTGTGACCCTTCCTACATTGAGAGAATTAACCAAAGACCGGAAGCATTTTTAAATGCGGCGATTGCATGGAGGGCACAGAAATGAAAGAGATTACACCATCTTCGCTCCCAAAGCTCGAGGCCTGCGCATTGTTTGATGGAAAGGAGGGCGCGAGTGCAGCCGCCGAGAGGGGCACCGCAATAGACATTGTGATTCGACGAGTGGTTGAATACCATGAGGAGCCTGACTTTTGGCTTCCGGAGCATTCGCAATGGATTGAAAGAATACCAGTGCAGTCGGCGATGCTATTTGCAGGTGAATCGGTGAAAGTGGATTTGAGTGCAGACATCGCCGTGATTCATTGGGGGGCACAGAAATTGCGAGATTTATCAGACGGGGCAAAAGTGGAGACCAGAGAACCTTACCTCGCAATGCACGTAGAGGGGCTTTCCAAAGTGGGAACAGCAGATGCGGTCTGCCCCGACATGCTTTGGGTCGCCGACATAAAGACCGGAGCCATGCGGGATTACAGAAATCAGCTCGCGGCCTATAGCCTCGCCTGCATGGACAAATACAATAAGACATTCTGGACTGCTCACGTCTTGTATGTGGATCACATGACCGAGAGGACATATACATTTACCTATGACACGGCGAAGCAGATTGTGGATGGGCTTATCGCGAAGGCGACAGCAAAGGATGCCCAGCCCACTCCCTGCGAGTTTTGCTCATGGTGCCGTCATTTCAATGGATGCTCTGCGATTGTGAAGCAAGCCGAGGAGGCCGTGGCATTGGTAACATCTGCAAATGGCAATTCAGTTGAGAAAATAAAAGCAGAAATCACCGCTGACAAAAACACATTTGCCGCATTCCTGAAGCAGTGGAAATTGGTTGAGAAGGAAATTGCAGAGCCCTTGTTCGCAGAGCTGAAAGAGAGGCTCGGAAATGGTGAGGATTTCGATGGATGGAAACTTTCGAGCATTCAGGGGAGGACATATGTGGAAGCCGCAGCCATAGCAAAGGCCGCTGTTGGCATCGACCCCTCCACCCTGATATGTGCGATGGGTGGAAAGATGAGCGGAACAGCATATTTAGACTTTTGTGCCAAGAATGGGATAGAACCAGATGGGGATGCCGTGAAGACAGGGGCTCCCTCACTTATGTTACGTCAGACCAAGAAGAAATGATTTGCATCGCTCCCTGACTAAATCAGGGAGGAGGTGAAAATGGGGGGCGTCGCATCCAAAAAAACGCGCACCAACTAAACAAGAAAAAAAAGATATGAAACCAACAGCAACAACAACAAGATTGGCGCAATGCAATTGTGCCGAAGTGAAGGATGAGAGGGACAACCTCTTGCCTTATGTGGAGGGCCATGATTGTGAGTACATCAGACAGCGGAACCGATTTATCGGGGAGGCATCAAGCTGGGCTCAACAGGAAATGGACAAGCTCGGATTAAGTGAAGTCGCAGCAAGATCCGCTGCATTTAACAAACTATTCGCAGAGAGAATGGAATCACTCTGCTTCAGCCTAACAATATAAATTAGAAAAAAATATGCCAACATACATCGCAGGAAAACCACAAGCCCGATTCTTTGTAGACTCGGGAATTTACAAAATTAAAATCAGCGAGTGCGAAGAGAAAATTTCCGAGAAAGGAAATGCCATGCTCAAACTGATTTGCAAAATCATCATGCCGGATGGATCAGATGGGCCGGACGTTTGGGACTTTTTGGTTTTTCTACCAAAAAGCGCATTCAAGATCGACAACTGCCTTTGGAGCATTGGCCGAGCCACCGTGGAGGGGGAGACCGTGAGCGTTGAGCCAAAGGACTTCATTGGGAAAACCGCTCTTGCGGAAATCGGGGAGAAAGAAGGAAGTGTAAACCCCGACCATAAATTCAACTGCATCCTTCGCTGGATTTATGGGGACGAGAAACGTGATTGGATTGAGAAAAACAAGCCACAAACGGACAAGCACATCAAAGCCAAGGCGAATGCTTATGTGAAAGATGATGATGGTGATGACATCCCGTTTTAAGTGATGAGCGGCGCCCTCTCATTCAGGATCGTGATTTGCTATAATGACTGCCCGATAGGCCCCAGATTGGAAAGGGCAACCCCCTTGCCAAAATATCAGCATACCTATGCAGACACAGATGAGGGGAGGGCGCAAGCCCAACAGGACATGGAAAAAATGCATGAATATATTCAAAGACATCATACAAATGGCAAGCATGGCAAAAGCAGTTAAAGCTCAGATTCAAGACATGGAAGAACTAATCAACCTATTGAACACCAGAGCAAAACAGCTCAAGGAAGAGAACAAAGAACTCAAAAAAGAGATCAAAAACTTAACCCAATTATTGCACGGAAAATGAAAGAAGAAATAACATGGAGAGGTTACCCGCTCCGGTGCTGGCCCAATCATCAGGATGACTGCGAGCGATGGGATTGGGAGGCTAAAATTGATGGTGAATGGATCGAGGTGATAACTCAGGCAACCAGATGGATTGAGGAGGAGGCCGACGAGGCCTTACAGAAACACTTAAAAAGAAAAATGAAATGATTACAAATTTTGAATATGAAACCAGAGACCTATCGCCGCAAGAGATTGCATTGATTCCGGTGGTGATTGAGATTTTAAAAAATCACAATTCATGGAACCCGATTAAAAGCCCAGCCCTTTGCAAGGCCGTGGATGGGCTCACTGGAGTCCGATTGCGAAAGATGGTGAACTGCATCAGGCGAGGCGGGCTGCTTCCGGTGATCGCAACCTCCACCGGATATTATTGCAGCTACGATACTGATGAGATAAAAAGGCAGATCGCATCGCTTGAGGAGAGGGCGAGGGCAATCCAAGCATCGGCCGAGGGGCTCCGGTCTTTCATTTGGGAACAGGGAGACTTATTCTGACATGATTCTGTCACCGGATTTTCCAGATCACTACAAAACAAAAGTCCTGCTTAAACTGGGGGGACACGCTGCTGTTTTCTCGCTTTTAAAATTGTGGAGCCAATGCCAATTCAGGAAGTCGGAGAGGATAGAAAAACCAAAGGAGATTATTGCGGCTATCGCCGATTGGGATGGGGACCCGCAGCTGTTGGAGTCGGCACTTATTCAATCAGGATACGCGAGGCGAGATGGGGATTGCTTTATCCTCCACCAGTGGCAGGAGCAGAATAAGAGGCTCCTTGCCAATCAGGCTAATGGCAAAAAAGGGGGCAGACCGAAGGAAGAATCCAAGAAAACTCAGCGCGCTTTTGGTGTAAAACTATAACCCAATCGAAACCCAATCGAAACCCAACACTAACCCATAACAAACCATACATGGATGAGATAGATAGATAGTATCTATCTGCTCCGCAGATAGGATAGCCCTCACCTAAGAAGTGAGGGCATTCCTTTTAGAAAATAAATGACAACAAAATCCCAAAACAGAGAATCGACCCGAGCAGAAATCCCAACAGCTCCTTCCGCTGAGTTGGCTGCGATTTCAATAATTCTGCAAAACCATGAGACATTGGACAACGCGAAGTGGGATGCAGACCTCTTTTTGAATCCAACATATCGAGTGCTGTTATCAGTCGCAAAAGAGTGCCACAATGAAGGACACAAGGCCGACCTATTCAGGATTCAATCGGTGCTTGAGCAGAAAGGGCAGATCGATGAAATCGGAGGATACCATGGATTGATGGAAATTTTCACAGCATACCCATGTGGAGACATGACCGTGGCGATTGATTTTCGCAGGGATTTGATGAAGGCGCGCCGTTACCGAAAAGCCATGCAGAGGATCGCTGAGTCGCGTGATGACATCAGGGACATGAGGGCGGACTTAAACGGCATAGCTCAACAGCTGATCGAGGAAGATGAGGAGACCACAACAGCAGATTCAATCAAAACGCAGTGCCTGAAACTCATTGACGTTCTGGAGAGGACAACACCGCCGGATAAGTTCCGCAGCGGGATAGCAGGGCTCGACTTGATGCTGAATGGAGGATTTGAGAGGGGAACCGTTGCCGTCTTCAGCAGCGAGACCTCGGGAGGCAAAAGCATCATTCTACTTCAGGTCGCATTGCAATCCGCCTTGAATGGCAAAAAGGGGATTATTTTCTCGCTCGAGATGAGCGCATCACAAGTGATTGGTCGCCTTGTGGCAAACAAATCAGGATGGAAATGCGTTTCGCTTTTCGAGAACCCAAGCAAAGCTCAACAGGATGGAATGATGCAGGGCATTGCAGAAGTGGCCAAATTGCCGATAACGATACACGATGGAATATCTGACATTGATTCCATCGAATCCATTTGCAGACAGGCAAAGAGGGGGGGCATTGATTTTGTGGTGGTGGATTACATCCAGCTTTGCTCAGCGTCCGCAGACAGCAAGAGTGAAACACGCGAGCAGCAAGTTTCGGAGGTGGTGCGAAGATTAAAGTTGCTCGCATTGAATCTGGACATCTGCGTCCTGACCGCCTCGCAGTTAAACGACAAGGGGGAACTCAGGGAATCCCGAGGAATCGGGCACCATGCAGATTATGTGATGATGATTGACCATTCCGGCCATCCGGACACCGAACTTAAAATTTCAAAGCAAAGAAATGGAGAAAGGAACATCTCGGCGCCGGTCACAATGATGGGTAGCCTTTCGAGGTTTATTGACCGAGAACGAAAAAGACATTGACGGCCGCAGAACGCCATGAATACTCACGGCAAATATGAATGACGACAGAACTGCTGACGAGTACACAGAGCTATCGTACACGCCAGATTTTTTGTCATTCGATGAGCCGGAGCTTGAGGCCTTCAAACAAAGCGCGACATATCAGGAAGCAGCAAAAATCCTGATGGGATCGCTGAACCGCATGGTTTCATTTATTCACGATCGAGGTTACAGCAAGTCGCCCACATTGTGGGGCGTCATTTTCGCATTGGGGCATCCATTGACCGCAGGCCGTTCAATGACCGACGTGGCGAGGGAACTCCAATGCACAAAAGCGTGCATATCAAAGATTGCTACAGACTTTATTGATGGGACAGGGCTTCCACCATCGCATGCAATGAAGAGTGAGGAAGCCAGAAATACATACAGGAAAACCAACACAAACAAATATGGAAATCGCAAAACACAATAACATGGAACTCCAGAACACCGGAGTAACCAAAGAAATCGCAGACATTGAGAATGAAATCCGGCGCACTTACCATGAGGCAAATGCGCTTTCAATTCAGGCGAATGGAACAGCGCGCAACGCCGTGATGAAAATGGCAGAGTGCGGGCTTTTTATTCTGATGGGCAAAGAGAAATATCGCGGGAACAAAGTGGAGTGGATCCGCTCACTTGGCATAAAGGAAGACGTCGCAGAGAAGGCCGTGCATCTGGCCAGAAATCGTGACCAACTTGAGCTCGCCCTTTGGCCCTCCGACATCGCAAAAATGGGGGCTCAAATTATTGGAATGCTACCGCCTCCAAGCTCGGCGAATAGGATGACCGACGACCCCGAACGATCGACGGCCCCAGCGAACAGCTGGCTCACCCATGCGGGAAAGTTGCAGAAGGCATTCAAGGAACTTTTCACGGCTCGGCCGATTACCCATTGGCGGGAAGATGAGAGGGAAAATGTCCGCTTTGCCCTCCGGCCGCTTGTGGATTTATACGAGTCGCTCCGGTGAGGCTTCGCTTCCATAAACGCATGAAAAGTCGAACCTTGCGCGGGGCAAAAACGGAAGGAATCTCTTGTCCTGGACGGGGGACCGAGGGTAAAGAGACTCTTGTAAAGGACTTATGAACGGACTGCAAAATTTCAGTTATCAAAAAAAAATATGAACATCATCGAACGAAAAATTTCTGACCTAATTCCGGCAGATTACAACCCACGGGAATTAACAAAAAAACAGAAGACAGATTTGAAAAAAAGCCTGACGGATTTTGGATTTGTCAACCCAATTTTGGTGAACGTAAATGAGGCACGAAAAAACATCGTGATTGGGGGACACCAGAGGCTGAAAATTTGGGAAGAACTCGGAAACAAAAAAGTGCCATGCGTGGAAGTGGATTTGAGCTTTGAAAAGGAGAAGGAGCTCAACATCAGATTGAACCGCAACAATGGACAATGGGACATGGATTTGCTCTCTGCAAATTTTTCGGAAAAGGATTTGCTTGATTGGGGATTTGAGACAGAGGATTTGCTCAAAGCCTTTGGAGATGAGGAAAAGGAGGAGGAGGACGGGGAAGTAAAATTTTCGGAATTTCTAAACGAGTCCAACAACTACGTGGTTTTATTTTTCGACAATGACATTGATTGGCTGCAAGCCCAGACTCATTTCAATCTCGAGACGAAAACAGCGATGAGGGCCAACGGCAAGCCATGGAGCAAGGGGATCGGCAGAGTGATTCGCGGTGCTGAATACTTAAAAGGCATTACAAGTAACGCTTGAACAAAATGTTTAAAATCTTCTCACCCACGTTCAAGCGGCATCATTTATGCAAGACCCACAAATACCTTAAGGACGTCACTTATGTGCTCCGCGAAAGTGAGGCAAAAAACTATGAGGGAGTGCATGACAAATTGTGGATTGTGCCGGACTCCGCTCAGGGTAACCCGTCAAGGATTCGCAATTACATATTGGACAATTCAAAGGAGGAAAACATCATCATAGTCGACGATGACATTGCTTTTTTCGGCAGATGGAATGGAAGAGACCATTGCCGATTAGATGAGGATGGCGCCTACGACATGATGACGGAAGGATGCATTCTCGCCGCAGAGCTCGACGTTGTTTTTTGGGGGCTAAATTGCATTGGGGACAAAGGCTCATACCGTGAGTACACGCCGTTTGGTACAAAGCAATTTATCGGTGGGCCATTTCAGGGGCACAGAAAAAATGACCTCCGATACTCAGAAACAATTTACCTGAAGGAAGATTACGACATGACTCTTCAGGTATTGAACAAATACCGCCGATTGCTTCGCATGAATATGTATCATTACGTTTGCGACCAAGCGACTCTACCGGGTGGATGCGCCGAACAGCGCAGCATTTCAAGAGAGATTGAGATGAACAAGATGTTTCAAAAAAAATGGGGGAGCAAGATCGTTACATTTGATACAGGCAAATCAAGCGTAAATCGCAAAAAGGCAATCAACTATGACATCAATCCAATAATCAAAATACCCATTGGCGGCGTTTAGAAATGAAAAAGGGCAATGCGAATGACTTACAGGAAAAGGTAAGAGCCGCCGAGATCAAGAACATCCTGAAAAAATTACAGGATGGGAAAACCCTCACCGCAAGAGAGAGCAAAATTATTGAGGAGTACGCAGAGAAAAAGGACTCCGGAGACAAAAATCTTACCCAACGGGATATTGCAAAAGCATGGGGGATGACCCAGCCGAATGTTTGCAAGATGGTGAAGATGGGGATGCCGACCGATTCGATGAAGGCGGCTGAGGAGTGGAGGAAAAACTTTCTTGAGCAAAATGGGAGAGGCGACTCCGCTCCCAAGGGGCTAAACGAGGCAAGGCTTCGCAAAACATTATTGGAATGCGAAAGGATCGAGTTTGCGTTAGCTGTTGACCGTGGAGAATATGAGAGGAAATCAACCGTGAGAGAACAGGGCATACGGATTGGAGCTATACTCTCGGCAAAATTTGCAACATTGGTAAATGATGCCTCCGGCTCATTGGCTGGATTAGATGAAATTGCGGTAACAAAAAAATTGCAGGAAAAGACCCAAGCAATACTTTCGGAATTTAAAGAGGAAATGGCAAAAATATGAGCGCGCTCGCAAGTGGCCTGTTCGATGGCATCAAGCTCTCATTTGATGGAACAATCCTCGAGTGGGCGGAAGCAAATGTAAATTTTCCGAACTCAGACAGGGCATCGAAATTTGATGTTACGATTGCGCCGTGGCTCAATGAGCCGCTTCTCGCATCAAGTGATAATGAGACAACTCAGGTTTTTTTGAGGGCTCCGACAGGTGGAGGAAAAACAACATTGATGGAGGTGCTGGCTTGTTTCGTTATCGCGCAAAAGCCTGGGCCTACGCTATTTATCGGACAGACAGATGACATGGTGAAAGATTGGACGGAGAGCAGACTCATGCCTGTATTCAATGAATGTGCGCCAGTTCGCGCCTTGTTTCCAGAGGACAGACACGCATTGAGGAAAACCACAATTTTGTTTCCTCACATGGCAATGTTCGCGGGTGGAGCAAATATTACAAACCTACAGGAAAAATCCATGCGGTATTGCGTCGGGGATGAGGTTTGGCGGTGGAAGGCAGGGATGATTAGAGAAATGAAAGCTCGGCATCATGACAGATGGAATCGCAAAACCGTGCTTGTTTCGCAGGGATGGGATGAGGGACACGAAGCCGATCGAGAGTGGGACAGCGGAACCCGTGAAGTTTGGGGCTGGACGTGTTCGCAATGTGGAAATTGGCAGAGGTATTTATTCGATGCAATAAAGTACGAAATTGAAAAAGATGAGGAGAATAACATCAACTGGGAAAAGGTGCAGCAGTCAATCGCGCTGGAGTGCTCCCATTGCAGTAAAAGACACCAGGACACCGCTGCGACACGGCGGGAACTCTCCGCAAGATCCACCTACAGGGCTTTGAATCCTCACCCGATAAAAGGACACCGCTCCTTTGAATATCCAGCCTATGCAGTCTGGTGGGTGCCGTGGTTTACTATCGTGCGAGAGTGGATTGAGGCTAATGAGGCCAAGGCATCAGGGAACCTTGAACCGCTAAAACAATTTGTGCAAAAGAGGAAGGCCCAGACATGGAAGGAGGAAGTCACCAGCAATCTTCCGGACATAAAAGTGGCCGATTACACGAAAAGAGAATATACGGAGGGGCAAAAAATTGATGGGGAACACCGGAGATTTCTGTGCGTAGATAAACAGCGCGACCATTTCTGGGCCGTCGTGCGCGCGTTTCGATCAGATGGCTCATCGCGGCTCCTGCATGAATCGAGGCCGTTAACTTGGGAAATGCTGGAGGCGGTGCAAATACAATTCGATATTCAGAGCAGGTGCGTTGTAGTGGATGCGGGTTACGACACCGCAATCGTTTATGAGCAATGTGCGCGCCGTGGATGGACAGCCTCGCATGGATCAGGACAGAGCTCATTTTCTCATTCAGAAAATGGAAGGCGGACAAAGCGATTCGTTTCAAAGATTGAGGCCGCACAGGCTGGATCGAGTGGGGCAAAATGTGCCTACTTCCATTATTCCAACGAGGGCATCAAAGATAAATTGGCATCGCTCCGCCAAATTGAATCGGTGATTGAGTGGGAAGTGCCGAGGGATGTTTCGGAGGATTACCGCAAACAAATGGTTTCAGAAATGAAAAGGGATACGATCAACAAGAGAACAAAACAGGTCGAGCAACGATGGGTGAAAATCGGAGGGAGACCGAACCATCTTTGGGATTGTGAGTGCATCGCAATCGCCTCGGCAATGTTGGCTGGCGTTCTGCCAATCGGAGAATAAAAAAAGACAATCGACCCAGCAACGGGATAGGCAAAGGCGCCGGCCGACGATGATTTTTTTTGAAAAAAAGGGTTGCGTTTTTTTCAAAACATGAGAGAGTGGCTGCATCGAAGGGGATGACCTCCAACGATAAAACAAAAAACCAGAAATCAAAAAAATGAAAAACATCAGAACAGAACAAGAAAAAAAAGCCTTCGAGACCGCAATGAAAATTTCATCAGTCTATCAAGGCTTCGTTTTAAAATATGGCACAACCCTCCTGCGGGACGCCGCTTTCTTCGCCCTCATCAAGTAAAACCAGAAATCAAAAAAATGAAACCTACTTGCTGCACTCGCCGATATTTAAACTCTCACCCAACCCTGCCCCGCACCACCTATGGCTGCTGGGCTTTTCAGGAAGCCGTGCCAATCGGGCATCCATTGGATGAAAAAAGGGAAATCCTTTTCACGTCCGGCAAATATGCCGAAGCAAAAAAAGTGGCCTTGGCACATTTTCAAACCAACATCGAGGTACTTCCATGAAATCCCGCTACGAAATTTTGGATTCGATGGAATTAACCATCGCCACCGCCGCAACCCTGATGGACGCCATGAACGCCGCCGAAGAATATACGGCGGAGCATTCGGACACGGCCATGGTTTATGACACCACCCGACAGATGGTGATTCATACGAGCAGCCGCCGTTGGAATGTTACCGAGTAAAAAAAAGAAAACCAAAAAAATGGAAATCGAAAAAATGGAAATCGAAAAAATGGAAATCGAAACAACAGAACCCCCGATCAGAACAGACTCATTGGATGAACTCCGCGCAATGCACGAAGCTCACCTCGATTATTGTGAAGCTCAAGATTGCTGCTGGGAGGATTCTTACTGATGAGGACAGCAGAGCGGGGTAGGCAAACCCTGCGCCGGACGGCAAAAATAAATGAAAAAAACGATTGTGTATTTTTCAAAACATGAGAGATTGAATCCATCGAAGGGGGCACAAAGCTCCCTTCGATAAAACCAAAAACCAGAAATCAAAAAAATGAAAAAAATGAAAAAATCAGAAATCAAAGAAATCAAAGACATCGAAAATCTTAAAAAAGAAATCCTCCGCCTCCGCCGGACAAATGCCGAGGTTACCAAAAGTGGAAACTGGTTTACCGATGAACAGGTTGAAAATGAGAAAAAAATTTGGTACATGACCATGACCCTTCGATTCCGTTACCACGTGGCATTTTAATCTTAAAAAATCAGAAAACCAGAAATCAAAAAAAATGAAAACAGAACAGACATTCAAAGTGGGAGACAAAGCGACCTTCACCACCTACTCCGATTCCAAGGCGGGTTACATCACAGAGGTGAGTAAATCAGGTAAAACCGTTACCTTCCAAGTGGGAGACGCAAAGCTGCTCAATGGATTCGACTCCGGCGAATCTGATGCCTTGGAGTTTACGGCCGGAGGATTCTGCGGCCATGTGTCAGGGGATCAAAGATGGGAGATTACCCCGAACCCCGCAAACTACACCATCAAATGCACCTACCGCAACCGCCCAAGTGGCAACGGCGTTTGGAAATCAGTCGGACACCCTACCAATTCGATGGGATGCGTGCTCGGAGCCGGACACTTTCATCATTACGATTACAACTTTTAGGAAACACCGGAGCGGGGGAAACCCCGCTCCATTTTCAAACCCAAAACACAGAAAAAATAGAACCCAAAAAAAATGAAAAACACAGAAATCAATCGGAGGAAAAGCAAACAAATTTCATACAATGAATTCATGAGGATAGCAGAAAAATTCCGGCGGTGCCCCGTTTCACAATTTCAGGCATCAAACGAGGCCTACTACACGGTAGAGTGGACTGACGGCAATAATTTCCCTGACCGATTAGTGGAAAACTTCAAGGCCATTTTTGGTTAACAGAAAACCAGAAAAAATGAAAACAGGAATCAATCAGGATGGCTCGTTGCAGCCCCAAAGTACAATCACCCGATATAACGGAACCCTCGCCGATCGCTATGACGTCTATTTACAATGCTGCGATGATGGGAAGGGGGGAGACATTACCCGAGATGGGGAACCCCTAAAAACCTTCAATGAGTGGATCAACAGCTAACCCAGAAAAACCAGAAAAAATGACAACACAAGAAATCAACGACCGCTTAATTTCGGCCATCATTGAATCGGTGAAGGAAGGGGGGGCCTTTGGGGCCCCCTCCGGACATATATATGCCGCCTTCTCATCCATTGGGTGCCCCCT